GTCTTATAGGATTGATATAAGGTTTCCAGTTAGTTAAATCTGTTTTAGCTTGTTCAGCTGTTTGCACTGTACCGTTTACCGATAGGTTAGAATAAGAACTACAATTATCACATTTTAAATTACAAGAAGATAAAATAGGAAAATCTAAAACTTTTATGTCAACCATTTAAAGCTTTTGCTATTCTTTCTAGTTCTTCCTCTTCTAAATAATGATGACAAGGAAGCATAACTGTAGATGCGGTAAATTGCTCTGTGATTGGACACTGTTTTTTATTATCGTTCAACCATTCAAACTGGTGAAGCGGTTCTTTAAAAAATGTTCTTGCTAAACAGCCTACTTCATTAAGGGAATTTATAACAGACTCAACCTGATCTGGAGGGACTGCCATCGTATACCTCTCCCAGACATAATTATCGCCGGGTACGTTTGGATAGGGAAGATTGTTTTTATACCAAGTAGCAATTACATCTCTACGCTTTCGATACTCAAATTTCTCAAACAATTCAATCTCCTTTAAAAGAACTGCGCAAGAGGTATTATCCATATATGACTTAGTACCAAAGGTTACAATTTGTCCAGATTTTGCTCTGCCGTGTGAAGAAGAAAGATAAACCCTTTCCTTAACATCTTTAAAACGTGTTGCAACTGCACCCCCACTACCGAGCGTTCCTGGATATTTTGTGAAGTCGAAGGAATAACATACCGCGTCAGAGGCACTACCAGGGGTATAAGTATAAGGCTCTCCCATGTAAAATGCTGGAGCTGCGTCTTCAATAATAGTGGTATTCTTCCAACCACGCTTATCAAGTATTGTTCTTATCTTATTACAGTCTACTATAGTTCCAAAGTTATGAACTGCAATTACTGCTGCGGGAACTTTTTCTGCGTTTATGCAGTATTCTTCTAAAGCACCCATACACATATTACCAGTTTCGTCACAGTCTACAAAGTGTAGTTCTCGACTCATAAATTTAACGGCATTAGCAAAAGCTCTCCAACCATAGGCAGGAACTACAATAACATCTTCTGGCTTAGTTAAGCAATGTATGGAAATTTGAAGCGCATCTGTGCAACAATCTGTAAATGTCCAATAAGGAATACCAGATAATTCAGCGCATTTATCATGAAGAACTTGTTGTATAGGAGAGGTATCCCTACCGTCTTCTGATTGGTAAGGATAGTCCATAGCATCGCTCATGGCTCTCAAATAGTCTACTTTATGCTTTTCTAGTCTTTGTTTATGCGGTATAAATGCTATTTTTTTCATTAGTCACCTTCTTTATTATACCTGTAATTTTTATTCTTTACCAGACATTTTTAAAAAATTACATTCCTTCTCCCGCAGAAAAGACTGTAAGTTCTCCAGTAGATAAATTTTCTTCTATCTTTTCTCTACTACTTAAAACTTTACCACATTGGGACTTACAAATCTTAAAACTTCTATCATAGCCTTGTAAGTACTGTTTAAGCTTGTTCCAATAGTTGTAAGATAAGATTTTTTCTAAAGGAACTTTAGTAGCGTCAAATAAATCTTCTAACTCTTGAGGATAGTAAAATTTATCTGGAGTTTCATCAAAATAGTGAGCGCCTGTCCAACAACACCTAAATACTAAACCATTAGGGGAGACATACCATTTACCCCAAGACTCCCAGCTACAATTAATTTCTTTGGGTAAGTTGTTTAAATCTGTTTTCTTTTTTAAATGAACATATTGACCAGATTTAGGGGCTGCAAAATCTCTACCAGTTTTTACAGTTGAAAAAGAGTGAAACCCTTGTTTTAATGCAATTTCTTTTGCTTGCTCAACCTGATGTTTATTATGTTCGAATACAATATATTTCCAGTGAACTTGAGGACGTTTAGTGCTGATAACAGAACAAGCATTGTTAAAGACTGTGTTAAAATTAGTATTTATTCTATATATAGAATGAGTGTCTTCTAACCCATCTAAATCAAAATTAATAATATCTCTATCAGTTAAGATGTTACCTACATCTGTCCAATAGTCTTGATCGTGCAAGCCTCCATTAGTATGGATATTTAACTTTGTACCATGTTGTTTCACATAAGAAATAATTTCACGAAACTCTTTATTCATAATAGAGTCTCCAAAATTACCGTTTAAAACCAACCAATCTAACTGTTCTAAAAATTCTGGATAAAATACTTGTCTAAATCTATCTAAACTATAAGTATAAGCTTTGTCATTTAAATTTATACGCAAAGGCTTTAGCCTATGACAAGCAGGGCATTTTGCATTACATCTAAAAGTTAGTTCAGTAGTTAATTGTTTAAATTTTTTCAAGTTAGTCCCAATAATTAATTAAAATAGGTAGTCCAGCAGGAATATTTGAGTCTACTTCTGTAAACTGCATAACTCCAGCAGAAGCGATAATATAGTCAGTAGTTGGATACTGCACAACTCCAGCAACAGCTACTCTAATACGAGCAATACCAGTAATTGCCGCTCCAATTCCATAAGCGTTTGCTCCTGACACACTAGTAATAGTGTTTGATCCTGGAGTAAGAGTAGTTCCTGAAAGTGCAACCACATTGTCCTGAACAACATTGATATTTGCATTCAATCGTGTATAAGTTGCAAAGTCATTTGCTTCAGCTACAAGTACGTTAGCTGCCGCTCTAGAGTCCGTAGCTGCAACATTATCTTGAACAATATTTACATTTGATTGAACGGAGTTAACGTTGGCACTAGTGTCTTTGTTATTAAGCTGAGTTTGAACATCCCCAATAACTCCACTAAGTCTGCCCAACTCTGTTGAGGTAATTGAAGAAGATTCTAGGTCTTTACTAGCGTTTGTTTGTAAAGCTCTTGAAGCAGTTAACCCAGATACAGTAACTCCTGTTGAAGTTAGTGCTCCTGTATTAGCCGCACCAAAAACGTTAGCAGTACCAATTTCAAGATTTCCACGAGTGACAAAACTAATAGCTGTGTTAGTATGAGGGTCTTGAGTATCGTAAAGAGCAAAAGCAGTTCGTGATTCATCATAAACAAATGCTGCGTTACCTTGGTTGCCTCGGTTGATAAATAAGCCCGCATCTTGACTAGGAGTTCCTGTAGTAGAATTAGAAACCATTATAATTCTATCTTCTACTAACAAGTTAATACTATTTGCAGTTACCGTATCACCGTTAACAACTAAGTTACCCGTAATTACGAGGTCATCTCCCATATTAACCTGACCAATAAACGTAGCTCCTGAGAGAGCTGCTTTAGAATCAATCTGTGGTTGAATAGCACTTGAAACGCCAGAAACATATCCTAATTCTGTTGTCGTAACTGAAGAAGACTCTAGTTCTTTGCTAGCGTTTGTTTGTAAAGCTCTTGAAGCAGTTAACCCTGCAACGGCTAAAGATGCAACATTTGCTCCACCTCTTACATCTAAGCTAAATCCTGTACTAGCGTCGCCTAAGTCACCTTGTCCAATTAAAACGTTACCATAACCTGAAAGAGGAGAGTAGTTTAAAATAACGTTTGCTGGCGACCCTAGTGTAATAGAAGTTATAATAGGGGCAGTGTTACCTATACCTAATCTAGTTGGTATAGACACATCCCCTGTAAAATCAACTCCATCAATAATTGCCTCAACATTAAGTTGAACAATATCTATGTTAGCATTTAACCTAGTCTCAAGACCTGAAGTATTAGCAGATACTATATCAATATTTGCTGTCAAGCGAGTTTCGACAGCATCCACATTAGCCTGTACAATAGAGGTATTAGCAGTAGACCCTAAGTGTCTAGCTTCAATTGCTGAGTTTGAAATATGTCGTGCAACAATAGTGTTATTAGCAATGCTATCTGCACTAATAACATTTGAACCAACAACTGTACGGCTAATTCTGGTTACCATTTAATTTTCTCCTATTATTTTTCCTCTTCTTCTAGTTCTTTAAAAAATTCTTCTAAGTAATCAACAGACTGTCCTTCTTCCTCTTCTTGCTCGTCAAAGAATTCTTTGATAAAGTCTTCAACCTGCTCATCAACAGAAGGGGGTTTAAGGAGATCATCCCATTTTTCTTCTAAGCAAGCCTGTAAAACGAGAGACTTAAAATAATCAATTTCTTCTTCTGTTAAGTCAGTGTCTGGCGTCTCGTCCATAAACTTTTTTTCATAAACCTTTTTATTTTCAAGAGGGTCTTCTTCTAAATAAAGATAATAACAAGCACCTTCTAAAATTTCTCCTAGTTTTGGTTCTTGTTCAATAAACTTATCGAAAGGTAAACTCCGTTCAATTGCAGGAGATTTTTTACCTGTTTCGATTTTTCTATAACTACAATACACCAATTTTCCATTGATGTCAAAAGCATTAAATTTAATAATTTCCATTTTATGTTCCTTTCTTAAAATCTAATTATGTAATTTACTGTAACAGTTGGGAATATCATATTAGGGGCAATAGCGGAGTGATCGGGAACTTGTGTAATAGCTGTAGAAGTAGAGGAGTCTTTAGCTGAAGTAGCAAAAGTTCCTGTACCTACGGAGTGAGAACTAATTGAGGTTGAAACAGATGTTTTAGTAGAGCTAGCAGACATAGCATGTACGGTTGCTCCGAGGCTTGAGTTATTTGACCCTTTACCTAAAGGTAATCTGTCTTTAAAGTCGGGAACGTTGAAAGCTGTCGCTCCCGATCCTCCAAAAGTAGTGCCAATTACTGCAAATAAATTAGCATACTGAGGAGCAGTAGTACTATTATAACTTGTCCCATCACAAAGTACATAACTAGTAGGAGCGCTTGATCCACCATAAGGTAAAATAGTTCCTATGGGAACTAACCCTCCTTTAGTATGCGCATCTAAATCTGCATTTGTTATTGTTGCATCTAAAATTTTTGCACTAGTTACAGCACCTGTTGCAATTTTTCCCTCTGTAACTGCACTAGCTGCTAGCATTGCCGAAGTTACAGAAGCTGGGTGAGGCTCACCTACATCTTTCCACTCAAGAGCTGTATTTGACTTTTTAACATAAATTCTAGAGTTTGCACCTGTTGAGTCTGCTGTAGCAGAATGAACAAACACTAACTCTCCAACTTGATATTGCGCAATATTCGTAGTAGCCTGTGCAATAGTAGGTTCATACCTGACTCCTAGCCCAACACGAGTAAAGCTACCTCCAGGGCCTTCACCGCCCTTTTTGTTAGCAGTAGGTTCATTTACATACAAAGCTCTATATTTAGAACTATAGTATAAAAGTCCATAAGTTCTACTATCTGTAAATGCTACTGCGTTTCCTCCATCGTCCACAAAATTAGCGGCAACAGGGGTAGCAGCTGAGTAAAAATTTTGAGCTAGTGCTTGAAAGCTTCCATTCCAGTGGTTTCTAGAAGTAGCAATAGCAGTACCAGCTGAAGTTAAAATAAATGTATTTGATGTGCTTAATGCCATCTAATTAATCTCCTTAAGTTCCAATAGCAGTAAAGTCTACAATAGTGCCAACTGCAGGCTCTGAGTTTGAAGTAAAGAACACGTTAATATTTGCTCCTGTTTCTGTTGACCCAATAACTAACGCAACAGGTGCGGCTAAAACGTTAGCAGTGCTAACAATTGTCATACCGATAGTAGGGGTAGTAAAGAAGTTTGTAGTACTATAGTCAACAAAAGTATTTCCGCCACCATCATCATCGCCAGTAATTGTGACTCTTTTTCTAAACTCTTTTGAGTCAGCATCAACTTGATATTCAAATTTATCTAGTGTATAGTCAATTTCCATCGGAGAAGTATTTTCTACAATAAATCTAAGCTGGAAATATCTAGCATTTCTAAGCCCTGTACTAAACGTTTGGAATCCGTTTGAAGTAGGGTCATCAACTCCACTATTAAAAGTAGTTATATCAACATTTCCATTAGCAAAGAAAGGGTCAGCTGTAGAAGTTCTAATTTGAATAGTTTGTCTTAGAGCACTACTGTCTCCGGCAAAAGTAGTTGATGCAGAACCGGAATCTAAAAACTGATTTAGGTCTACTAGTGTATAGGAACTAGCAACGGTTGTCAAGTTAGCAAATGAATTTCCACCAGTAGATACTCCATTTGCATAGAAAACTTCGCCTAAAGCTACTGCATCTGCATTTATCACACCAGCAATTAGTGCATAAGAGTTAGAATTAGAAGTATCTTCTGCAAATTGTCCATCATTCCAAATAGCAAATACATTTCCTCCCGTTCCTCCACTAATTAAAGTATTGTTTCTACTAGTGGTATCATAAGTAACAGTAGCAGCCGCAGAGTTACCAAACCCTAAAACAGTTCCAATTCCTTCAGAACCTCCCAACCCTGTATCAATTAAAATAGAATCTGTTCCACTAACCTCTGTTACCCCAGAAGCAACATCTGTATGAAAATTATTCCAGGTAGTTACAGTAGTAGCAGTTCCAACAATATTAGCCGTTAAGCTAACGGGTGCTGTTTTTCCAATATCTCTTACTTTAGTTTGGTATATAGCTCCACTAGCAGCTAGTAAGTCTGTAGGAATACCTGAAATAGCAGACCAACCACTAGAAGTACCGTTAGAGGCATCCGCATCTTCAGTATCTGGAGCAATTACTAAACCTCCTGTTGCGCTATCTGCAAAACTTGGATAAGTGTTTTCTAGTCTATTAATATTAGGAATACCTACAACAACATTTCCACCAGGAGTATCTTCACTATAGGTTTGTAGAACGAACAAACTAGATAGTTTAACAGTAGTTCCTATAACACCAACAGTGGTAGTAGATAAATTACCACTTGTGTCTCTAGTTTTTGCTAAGTAAGTAAAAGTACCATAAGTGTCTACAGAGTTAACTTTTCTTGTTGAACCAGCACTAACAATAACATATTCAGCAGCAGTAACAAAAGCTGTCTCAAATTGATCGGGAGTTAACGTTCCTTGAACACGTTTAAAAATAATATCTCTTAAGTCAACATCTATTAATTCCCCACTAGCTCTAGTTTCATATTGCCAGAAAAGGTGAACGTTTTCACCTAACTGAGCAAAGCTAAAGTTCCTAATATTTTGAGGAGTATCAGACTTACCGATAATACTATGGGTCTTAGTTACTGTAACTCCTCTGATTGTTTTATTTAAGGGGGTAACTCTAACAGTTATAGTATTAGCGGAGCTTGATAACCCTCTATCAATGTTATTAAGGGTAAACCTAATTTTACCGTCATCTTCTACACCTTGTGCTGATACTTTAACAGTATTAAATGATAGTAAATCAGCAGCTTCACCACCTAATTTATACGAAATTTCATAATCTGTCACTTCTTGATTTAGAATATGGTCAAACTCAACTGTTATTCTAACTACTGCACCAACTGTTTGTTCCAAATAAAGATTTTCAATAAGTTCTAAATTTTGAACACGTTGAATACCTACTTCTTCTATAACTAAAACATCAGTAGTAGTTCTACTTCTTCTACCAGAAGCATTTATATTTTGCGCCCTAACTGCAACAAATCCTGGTTCAACATCTCTTAATAATCTATCATTAGGCAAATCAAGTGCAGCAAATTCAATTGGATTCATAAGAGTATATACAGCAGTGTTAGCTAATGTCCATTTTCCTGGGTAAGTAGCTGTATTATAATCAAAAGTAAAGGAAGCTCCAGACACATTAGCAACAGTTCCAACAGGGTCTGCGGTAATGTTGGTAGCCAGAGTTCCGCTAACATTTGCTAGTAGTTTTGAACCTAGTTGTACTCGATATATATGATTACTGGTCAATGCCAAAGAATAAGCATTACTATCATCTGAGTAAGTAGTATCTATCACAGAGTATACGTTACCAGCAAAAAATTCTAAATTATCTCCGACTTCAATAGCAGGAACCGTATAATAATCAGTTTCTACTCTTACAGTAGAGTAGCCTGACGCGTCTGAAATAAGAATAGAAGAATTTGTTGAGTCTGTAAATTCAAATTCTGACTGTACTTGCTCAATACCATCTAAAAATAGTTTAACTTGATTTTTAAATCTTACAGACTCATTTAAAGGTTGAGTAAAAGAAGTAGATCCATCAGGAATAGTATTACTTACAACATCTAAGAATCTAGACCCAGAAACATAAACCGCTCTAGCATCGAAATATCTTGTATCTAAAATTTGATTTAATTTTACATAAAAAGGAAGCTCTGGTAAATTTTCTAATAGTGTTTTAGCTCCAGAGTGCTCATTAGTAATAGTCAATGTTTCAACATTAACATCGCTTGAAGTTATTATTGCACTAAATTCAGTTAAAGAACTATTTTTATCAACTTGGTTACTTAGAATACCCGTACCTACATTGCTTTTTTCATTAATAGGAATTGTGACTCTATCACTACCTTTTAATTCTGCAGAAAAAACACCATCATTTACATTAATAATGTTTAAATCAAAGTTTGGATCGGTTAGCTGACTTAATCCAACAACTGTAAGTACAATATCTCCATTAGAGGTAGCACTAATATTAGGGTTACTAACCGCAGTGCATAATAAAGGTATTTCACCTAGAATTGTCCCAAAACCGTTTTTACCTAATAAAATTGCGGACTCATTAGCGGATAACTGATTAGCGTCTGCCGCAATCATCCCTATACTACCGTTGTTAGCTCCTCTTGCAGTTGTGCCGCTAATAGAAGGAAAAGTTACTTCTGTACCTCTACCAACTTCATAGTTAGTTTGTAAATAAATTGGATAGCCAGTTGGATCAAAAGTAGAGTTAACTAATACATCATGAGTAACAGACCCGTCCGAGTTGCGTCTAGGAATATGACGTAACTCTATTTGAGGTGGTGGAGGTGTTTGTAAAGTAGAAGCAATATCATCATATCTAACAGGAACATAAGAAATAAGAGTATCTGCATCCGCATAAACATTAGGAACGTACTCTACGGCAGAAACTAAAACTAATTCCTCTTCTTGTCTATCTATAGAAGTAATTTTAAATAGTTTATCATTTGTACTTCTATAAAAGTCATCTGGATTAATTTCTCCAAAAGTCCATAAATCTCCTTTTTGAGGCACGTTATTGGCCAACCAGCCAGTAAATCCAGGAGAGTTCGTATCAGTAAAGGTTTTTGTCCCATAATCAAATCTTTGAGTCAGTTGTAGTTCTACTAAATCTACACCCGCAGCTGCATTACCTGTAGATAAAGTTTGAAAAGCAGTATTACTAGCTAGATAAATATCAACTCTATCTGAATCTTGCTTAATGACTCGTAGTCCAATAGGTAAAGTATTACCTGTAATATTACTAGAGGTTATAGCTGGAGAGGTAAAATGTTCTAGTAAAACATTTGCATCACCAACAGTAGAATTGGTAACTACTTTACCTCCAAAACCGTAGGCTACTCCTGTTGATTTAGTTGACAATGAAATAACTTCACCAACACCTAAACTTATTGCGTCAGTTCCTGTGCTAAATTCTACTTGTCTGCGTAAGAACTTAGAAGCAGCAAGCATATACTGTCCATATCTAATCGCTTGACCACGTCTAGTAACTCCTGCTAAATCAAGTTGTTTTATATTTTCAATTTGATTTCTTTCTCTTAATGCTTCGTCATCGTCAATACGAACAACTTCTCTTCTATAATGGTTACTTGGATCAACATAACTAACGTCACACCCAGTAAGAATGTCACTTTCTCTTCCTCCAAAAAACTTCAAAGAAGACTTTTCAATGTTTGCATCATTAAAGACTGCAACAGGAAGGTCATCTGGCATATCTACGTTAAGAGTTATCTTGCCGCCTGCGTAGTAAAGAAGACCTCTAAAAGTAGAAGTAATCTTATTTAAAGTATCCATCACCTGCGTATCTTCTGTGATTGAGATATCAGTAATAAATCTTCTTTCTAATACACTAGTACCTCTAGGTAGCCCTACTAAGGTATCTCTAACAGAAGTAAATAGTCCGTTAGGTTTATTTCTATAGGTGCCGTCTGCAAGCCCAGAAACGCCATAAAACTTTCCATCGGTAATGTCGCAAGCGTCACAATATTGAGCTACTTTATAAAAAGTAAACTTATCAATATTATCTTCTGGGATAGCTAGCCCATAAGTTTTATTGGTTAGAATGTCATAAATGATCCAAACAGGGTTTTGAGTCCATGAATAAGTAAAGCTACCGTCCCAAATACCTTCATAGATAGTAGGATTAGCAGCAGTTAATAGAGTTCCTGATCCTTGTTTCTGTAGTCTATACCCTCGTTGAGTATATCCAATGTTAGTTGATTGTCCGTCAATACTAAGAGAACCTGCTTCAGGAACCTCTAATTGTCTCCAATCAATTTCTCCATCAGATAAAATAGGTTGGTTATAGTTACTAGGAACTTTAACTAGAAGACCTTTTACAATACTGGTAAAAGTTGGGACAGAACCTTCATACTCATTAAAAGATTTTAAAGCATAACCAATTACTGCTGTTCTTGGATACGCCATATCATCATTTTCAATTTCATCCCATCCTGTAAATATTACAGAATCTTGTACTCTGTTAGAATCACTATCTCCAGATGTTTTTTCTACTGTGAATTTATATCCAGCAACATCTTTGTTAGCTTCAGGAATTGCAACATCTACTTGAAATTTGAATCGTGTATTAGTTTTTCCGTTAATAGTTTTTGAAACACTAGTAATCTGTGTTGACCCAGTTCTATCAAAAATAGTAACCTTAACACTTAAAGAACCGCCTGATACGTTACCCTGAGAATCTGATTTTTGTAATCCTTGAATAATAAAGTTAAAACGAAGTTTATCCCAGTCTTTTACGCTGGTATCTTGTAGGCTAACCTTTGCTGCAGGAACTCCCGCAACATTGCCGTTTTTGAGCTGAACAGCGTTTTGCAAAGTTTGAGGAGTGACAGTTTCTGCACCAAATACAGGAAGTGCAGATTGAGTAAGAGTTCCCGTAGTGCTTAATGTTTTAAATACTGTATTATTTTCTTCTCCATCCCCATCTATGTTGATTAAGTCGTCAATAGTACCTTCGTTAAGTTCAATATCTTGAGGACCATTAGGATTAATTCTGTAAACAGGACCTTCTCCTAAAGCGGTAGCAGCAAATAGAATATCAGTAGAAAAAAGAGTATTTGGATCTTCTACTGCAGCAGGGGCTGCACCTCCACCTTTTCCTCCACCGCCTTTATTAGATAACCTAATGCCATCACAAATATAGTTATGATGTGTGTTTACTGTTAAATTATAAACAGGTTCTTGTAAATACTTGTTATTTGTAAGTGATAAAATCTTACTTTTACTATTATCTTCTAAAGTAAGAAATTCTCCAATTTGCCAATCTTTAGTCTCTTTATATTCGTTATCTTTATCATATAGATAGTGGTTATCAGTAACAGTAAACTCACCTTTTTCGTGAACTACTTTTACTAGATAGCCTTCAGTCTCTTCTGGAATATGCTCCCAAGTTTTTTCAACAAACGAAGTCCACTTATTGCCTGCCTCATCAAAACAGTAAACTTTGTCGCCAATTTTTAGCGTTTCAATGGGAGTTGCCCCTTTAGGGGTAGATACTAATGCTCCTGCGGGAAAACAACCACCCTTTGCTCCAGAGATGTATGGAACAGCGGAACCTTGGACTTGTACATATTTTCTATATGCGTTCATTATTAAAAACTCTCTGAGACGTTTACAACGTCATTTTTACCATGATTTCTACTTAAAATATAGCCACTGATCATTTGTCCGGCAACCCTATTTAACCCATAGTTTAGCCCAACAGGAACATTTGAGGTGATATTGTTTCTAAGTCCGTCAAAAGCATTATTGTCTGTTCTTGAGCCTGCATCAGTAAACTGCCTTCTTTCAGGGGCGCTGGGTGCTTTAGCCATTGCAGCCATAATCCCTGATAATGCTACAGATACACCAAAAGCTGCAATTTGTCCATAAGTAATTCCAGCAATAGCTGGTGTCGCCATTCCCAGTGTAGGTCCCGCAGCTCCTACCACAGCAGGGGCAGCAAAGATAGCAAGAGCTACGATTCCAATACCAATTGCAATCGTTGCAAATCCACTTTTTCCTCCGCTAAGAGAAGGAACCAAATAAAAAGTATTTTGAGATAATTTTTTATTAACATAAATATCTTCATTATTAATTAACTTTTTTTTATTATTTAGCAGAAACAACTCTTCGTCAAATTTACCATTCTTAAGATTTTTTACTAGTTTAGAAAACTCAGGATAGTTAGAAACCATATACGAAATTAGATCAAAATAGTCATGGCAATTAACTTTTACTGAGCTTTGATTCTTAAAGTATTTTTTTAAAGACTTATGAATATTTAGTGTGATCATCTAAAAAGCCTCAGAAACCCTAACATCGTCATTTTTACCATGATTTCTAGTTATAATATATCCGCTGATAACTTGCCCTGCGACTCTAGTTCTTCCATAAGTTAAAGGAATATTATTATCACTACTCGTAGTATTTTGTAGTCCCTCAAAAATGTTATTATCAACTCTTTCTTGTGCGTCAGGAGTTTGTCTTTCTGGAGGCTTAGGAGGTTTTTGTGTAAACAATCCTTGTATACCACTTAATAACAAGTTCATTCCAATACTTCTTGCGATAGAACCGATAGTAGCGGATCCAAACAAACTAGTTCCTGCTAAACTAGGAGCGATAGCAGGTAAAGCAATTAAAGCAACAGCAAAAGCCGCAGCTAGAAAAAATCCACCTTTACCTTTACCTCCCGCTAACATAGGAACTAAATAAACTTCTTTATGCTCATCTCTAAGTCTATTAAATTCAATAATTCTTTTATCTATTAATTTTTTATTCATATCTAGCAAAAGTAAATTTTCGGTTACTTTTTCATTTTTAATATGATTAATATAACGACCTAAATCAGGAAATAAAAAAGTTAGAGCTGATACTATGTCTGTAAAATCTTTACAAACTACAGTATGGCTGTCTACTTTTGTATACTTTCTTAAAGATGAATGAAAGTTAATTTTTATTTTCAACTTAAATGCTTATCCTTAAATTCGTCAAATCTAATTGCGTCAATTGCTTTATCTAACCAATAGATATAGAATTTATTATTAAATCCGACTACAAAATTAAATTCTTCAAAAACAGCCCCTCTTTTATCTTCTTCACTAGGAATAGGGTTTTCATCCCCAGGATGAGAATGAAATATGCCCCAACAATCTTCCTCATACTTTAAAAGAGTCTCAGGGTCAACAATAAAACTATCTTTTGGGAAAGGACTGATATTTTTACAAGGAACGTATTTGAATGCTTTTGTAATTAGTCCACAACATTCTTTGGGATACTCAGCCTGAGCGTGTTTTCCCATATCAGTTACTAGTTGTTGAAAAATCCCCATTATTTATCCCCTTCCACCTAAAAGCTCCCATAGTATATTGAATGTAGTAATTACCATAAGGAGCAATCCAAGATGTATGATCAATCATTGTTTGTAAAATTTTATTTTTAGCTAC